CGTCGTCATCCTCTGCCTCTTCTCCGGCCTCATCGGGGCCCTCATCGCCTGGTCGCTGACCCATGAGCCCATCGGGCGGGTGCTGAGCGGCCAGGTCCGGCGCAAGATCATCGTGACCCTGAAGTCCGGGGCCACGTTCCAGGGCGTGCTGTCCGAGGCTGACCGCTACGCCATCGTGCTCCAGTCCACGGAGTCGCTCAACCCCGACGGCAGCCGGCTCAGCGTCGACGGCGAGTTCATCATCCTGCGCGCCGACGTCGGGTACATCCAACGCCCGTAGGGGGGTAGCCGTTCATGCTTCTCTCTGGTGGTCAGTACGTCCTCTCCGACACCTCCCCCAGCTTCGCCAGGACGAACTACTACCCGACCACCGGCCTGGACCTGACCGCCCTCCGGGCCACCTACGGGACCATCTATCGCAATCAGCTCTGGGTCTTCGTCGTGGTCAGCAAGCGGGCCCGGGCCGTGGCCCGCCTACCGCTCAAGGTCTACAAGAAGACCGGCACCGGCCGGGAGAACGCCACCGACACCCCCTACGGCCGCCTCATCGCCAACCCGTGCCGGACACACGACCCGTACCTGTTCTGGCTGTGGACGTCCTCGACGCTCGACGTCTACGGGGAGGCCATGTGGGCCAAGGTCCGCGGCCGTGACGGCAAGGTGGCCGAGCTCCTCCCCGTGCATCCCTCGCTCATCCAGATACGCCGGATACCGAACGAGCAGACCGGCGAGGTCGACACCTTCTACGCCTACCTCGGCGGTATCGCCGCCTCCGTGCCTGTCCTGCTCATCGCCGAGCGGGACATGGTCCACTTCCGCTCCTACAACCCCGAGACGTTGACCCGGGGCATGTCGCCGCTCGAGCCGCTGCGTCAGACCATCGTGAACGAGGACGCGGCACGGCGGGCCACCTCGTCGTTCTGGGCCAACGGAGCACGCCCGGGGATGGCGCTGCTGCACCCCGGCGTCATCGGCGACGCCCCCGCCCGCCGGCTCCGGGCCCAGTTCGACGACCTCCACGCCGGCACGGACAGGACCGGCTCCACCGTTGTGCTCGAGGAGGGCATGACGGCACAGCCGATGACCCTGTCCAACACCGAGGCGCAGTACATCGACACCCGCAAGCTCAACCGGGAAGAGGTCTGCGCGGCCTACGACGTCCCCCCGCCGGTCGTCCACATCCTCGACCGGGCGACGTTCTCCAACATCACCGAGCAGATGCGTTCCATGTACCGGGACACCATGGCGCCGCATCTGGGCTCCATGGAGGCCACCCTCGATGCCCAGCTCCGCCCCGAGTTCGACCAGACCGGCACGCTCTATGCCGAGTTCCTGATGGAGGAAGTGCTGCGAGGCAGCTTCGAGGCCCGCATGGAGTCCTACGCCAAGGCGATCGGCTTCGGGATCATGAAGCCGGCCGAGGCCCGGGAGCGGGAGAACCTGCCCTTCGCCGGCGCCGACTCCGACCGCCTGTTCATCAACTCCACCATCATCCCCATCGACGCCACGTCCTCCCGCACCTCGGCCGCCGTGCCCGCATCCGACACGCCGCTCAAGTCGCTGTCGACGGAGGACGTCCGCTCCGTCCTGGGCCGCCTGGGCCGGTACGACTCGCTGGCTGCCGTCGACAAGGAGCGCCTCGTGACCGGGCTGAACGGCTCCACGCAGACCGTCCTGGCCGCGGTGGAAGCGGCCGAGACCATCGAAGACCTCCGCAGCATCATCAAGTCGCTCGAAGGAGTCTCCCTGTGACGCTCACCAAGTCATTCGCCCTGGCCGAGGTCAAGTCGGCACAGACCGACGACCCCAACGGAGCCTTCGAGGCCATCTTGTCGGCGCCGACGCTGGACCGCGACGGCGAGATCATCGACGCCAAGGCCTTCGATCCCCTGCCCGAGCACATCACCATCGACATGGACCACGGCCTCTCCATGGCCACCACCGTGGGCAGCGGCCGGCCGTTCTACGACGGCGACGTCCTCAAGGTCCGCGGCACGTTCTCCTCCATCACCCGGGCCCAGGAGGCCCGTGCCCTGGTGGCTGAGGGGCACATCCGGACCATGTCGGTGGCCTTCACCCGATCCGAGGCCACCAAGGCCGCCGACGGCGAGCCGCCGCACATCAAGCGGGGCGAGCTCCTGAACGCCGCCTTCGTCGCCGTGCCTTCGAACCGGGACGCCCTGGTGCTCTCGGCCAAGGCCATGGACGACAAGGCCGGCGCCCGCAACTCGAAGTCGGACGCCGAGCTCATCCAGTCCATGCACGACAACACCGCATCACTGGGCGCCGACTGCTCCGGCATGGGGAAGTCGTTCAAGGACGTCAACGGCCCCGACGACGACCCGGCCAAGCTGGCCGCCGCCGTGGATGCCGCCCTCGACGAGGTCGTCACCGCCATGGACGAGGGCGACATGGCCTCGGCCATGGACCTCCTCACCGCGGCCCAGGCCACCGTCGATTCCCTTCTCACCGCAATGGGCGTCGCTGACGCCGATGAGGTCACCCGCTCTGTGAAGCCCGAGGGAGCCGCCGCCAAGGCCGCCGCTTCCCCTCCGGCAGACGCAGACCAGGACGACCTGTCACTGAGGGCACGCACACTGTCCCTCGTGGCTCTCAGCGCCGCCAGCTAGCCCCGCAGCACCCCTTCTGAGGTAACGGCCCCGACCGGGTCACCTCGCCGCGCAATCGAACAAGGAGCCACCGTGCCCGACATCAAGACTCTCCGCGAGTCCATGACCAAGCTGTCCCTCGACGCCCTCGACGTCGTGAACGACACCAAGACCCCCACCGCCGAGAAGCGTGAGCGGCTCGACAAGATCGAGGCCGACATCAAGGCCTTCTCCGAGCAGATCGCCGACGAGAAGTACCTCGCCGAGCAGCGCAAGAAGTTCGCCGTGGACATGGGCATGAGCGCCGACGCCCTCGAGCAGAACACCCCCGCCGCCTCGGCCCCGGCCAACCTGGCCCCGGCCAACGTCAAGAGCCTCGGCCAGATCATCACCGAGTCGCCGGCCTTCCAGTCCATCGTGAAGAGCGGCAACGTCGGCGGGACGCAGTTCTCGACCGGTGGCATCGAGGTCAAGGCCACCCTGACCGAGACCACCGCCGGTGGCATCATCGGCTCCGGCGTGGCCCAGCCGACGCTCCTGCCCGGCATCCTCTCCATCCTCTTCCAGCCCCTCACCGTGGCCGATCTCATGCCCTCAGGCGTGGCCAGCGGCCCGCTGGTCCGCTACCTCAAGGAGACGGTGGCCACCAACGCCGCCGCCGCGGTGACCGAGGGCACGGCCAAGCCCGAGTCGACGCTGAACTTCTCGGCCGTGGACGAGCCCGTCCGCAAGATCGCCACCTGGCTCAAGGTCACCGACGAGATGTTCGAGGACGTCCCCGCCCTGCGCTCCTACATCGACGCCCGCCTGGGCCTCTTCGTGCGCATCCAGGAGGAGGCCCAGCTCCTCACCGGCTCCGGCGTGGCCCCCAACCTGACCGGCTTCCTGAACCGCTCCGGCCTGACGGCCACCCAGGCCTTGGGCGCCGACACTGCCCCCGACGCCATCTACAAGGAGATCACGAAGATCCGTGTGGCCTCGTTCCTCGAGCCGACGGCGATCGTGCTGAACCCTACTAACTGGCAGACGATCCGCCTCGCCAAGGACGCCAACGCCCAGTACTACGCCGGCGGCCCGTTCACCGGCGCCTACGGCAACGGCGGGATGCCGATGGTCGACAGCCTCTGGGGCAAGACCATCGTCTCCACCACGGCCATGACGCTGGGCACCGGACTGGTCGGCGCCTTCGCTACCGCCGCCCAGGTCTTCCGTCGGGGTGGATTGACAGTGGAAGCTACGAACAGTAACGAAGATGACTTCAAAACCAATCTCGTCATGATACGCGCTGAAGAAAGACTAGCGCTGTGCGTGTACCGTCCGAGTGCCTTCGGCCTCATCTCCGGTCTGCTGTAATGCCGACCAACACGAGCGGGCTCAGCCCGTATATCGACTCGGGCACCGGGACCTTCCCCGGCCCGCCGGCTGAGGTCACAGTCGAGTCGCCAGCCGACCCGGAGCCCCC